CCCGATAAGCCCGAGCAGAAGCAGGCGCCGTTATCGTCGAATTCGCAGCCAGAGAAGAAACTTTCAGCGTCGCATATTGAGCACTGGAGTTGGCAATGTTCGTTCCGCTGGAGTTACCTTCCGTTGTCGAGATCGTCAACGCACCAGCCGTAAAGTCTGAACTGGTCAGCGAGACCATGCCCGCGATCGCAATGTCAAGGTATTCGGTCAGGCCGTTGTTCGTTACGTCGCCCCAAGTACCAGCTTCGGTTCCGGTGACTGGCAGGGGTAGATCGAGAAGGGTTGTGCGGTTAATCGTCATTTATTGCTCCTAATTCTGGGTCTGGATTTTCTGCCAATTCGTGGCCTCAGACGTATTCACATTCTGCCATGTGGTTGTGTTGTAGTCATTAACGTTCTGCCACGAAGCCGCCTGACTGTCGTTGATAATATTCCAAAGATAAGCGCCTACCATTGTGTCGGTCCCCGTGGCGCCTTCAGATACAGACGGTACAAATACTGCCACGGCTGTAACTGTTTCGGTTCCTGCCCCCTGCTCGATAACTGACACTGGGAAGACCGCGAGTGCAGAGACTGTTTCAGTCCCCGTTGAAACCTCAACCACCGACGCCGGATAGACCACCAGAGCGGTAACAGTCTCCGTACCAAGCCCAACCTCAAACGCATCACAGTTAAACGCAAACGAAGAAGAAATCTCTTCCAGCCCGAGCCCAACCTCTGCAATACTTGGGGCAAAGACAGCGCCAGCAGCCACCGTTTCAGTCCCCACGGAGCTTTCAAGTACCGAGACCGCATATATTGGTAGCGCTGAAACACTGTCTGATCCCGCCGAACTTTCAATAACCGACACCGGGAAAACCACCAGCGCCGTAATCGTTTCCGTACCGACCGAGACCTCCACTACCGAGGCCCCAAAAACAATCAAACTTGAAACCGAGTCAACACCAACCGAAACTTCCGTTACCGAGGAATTAACAACCGCCCCAGCGGATACGGAATCTACGCCTGTAGAAGATTCCTGAGCGTCCCGATCATAGACCGAAAGACCCCAAGCACCTTCACCCCAAGCGCCAGATCCCCACCCGCTGACATCGGACATCAAGCCTCCTCAAGCTCATCTTCCGCAAACCAACGGCTCTGCGTTACGCCGTCAATGTCTACCCATGAGATTAAATAGAAGAAGTTGCCGTCCTCATCCATGCGGAGCTTCTCAACCGGACCCTGCGGAACAACAGCTTTAATCCGCACATTTGCACCTTTAACAAACTTAGTCGCCATTATTTGCTCCTTAAGGCGTTGCGTCGAGGCTGAACTGGTAGGTTACATTCAATGTGTCGCCGTTCACAACTGATCGATCTCCGGGCGACTGGAAGTCAGAAGCCGAAAAAAGAATCCCCGAAGTGCCCGTATCGACAGAAGCCAGAAACGCCCCAGCAACAGTCGTGGTTCCCGTAATGCTAAACTGCGCAGCGCTGCCAGAGTTGCTCACCACAGAAGGATCTGCCGTGGAGGGGGTTCCAAACGTGACAGACTTGCGGTTGCCAGAGTAGTTCGTGTCCTCAGTCCAGCCAGCGTGAGAAGCCAGCGTATCGGCAGCGGCGATAGTAGTACCTGAGCCGGGACCAGTAATCAGTCCAAGATACCAAGCGGCGGTGTAGCTAGTGCCCTTAAAGTACTTGTTGTTCATATCCTGAAGACCTTCATTGACGACGAGGTTCTCAGCCTTGTCTTCCCACTTCAGGTTTCCGTCTTTGTCATAGCAGCGGAAGTAGTAAACTCCACCGCCGGATACTTTGTTTTGAATCATTTCATGCTCCTATGCGAGTCTGATAAGTGCCGTGGTACTGCTGGTGGCGGGGAATTGAACCGTAAATGTCGTGGTCGAAGTCCGATCTGCACCGAAGTCTAAAACACAAACAGCTGGGTTTGTAGTCCCGTTGAACTTGTAAATTAGCGCGCCACGAGCCGTGAACGCCCCAGACCAAGACGTGTTAGCGAAGTTAACAAAAGATGTGCCGGAAGAAGATCCGACAGTTGCTACCAGAGTATTTCCACCCGCCGTATACCCAGAGGCCACCACTTCACCAGTAGATGTGTACGCAGTCGTGGAGGCAGTAAGAGAAGCATCGTTGGTGTACAGAGCGATCTTGAAGGTGTCAACGCTAAAATCCACGTCGCCGTTTAAAAGCTCGGTCTTAAAGGAGTTGCAGGTGAAGTTTCCTGTAAATGGCATATTAGTTCACCGGGAATCGTGTTTGACCAGAACGGTAGGCGTCTCTACGCTCAAGCCCATCGCCAAGACGTTTAGCAAGAATCATCGCCTCTTCATACCGCTTGTTGTAGTTGGCAATCACATCGGGCTCACCCTTCATGTAGGTATACGCCTCAACCAAAGCGCCGTACAGAAGAGCCGAGTCGAAGTTATCTCCGAGCCAAGTCTGACCAGAAGCCGCAGTTGTGATTGACTCAGGGTAATAAAAGTAGTGGAGCTCTACCGAATACGCACCACCCGGCGTTGGGCCAAGAATAAATGACAGCTCGTTTGTGATATTCGGGGGGTTGTCGTTTGTGGTCGTAGGGCCAAACAGAGCGTAGTACTTTGGAATACCCGTCGAAGCTGGGTTGGGGTACGACTGCCGGATAAAGTTCACGTCCTTGTTAAGCAGGTACTCGTACTCACTGGTGGTCGGGTTAATAACAGCAAATGAGTAGACAGCCAGAAAATCCGCTGGGCTTGACAGATACTTATTACCGCTCGTAGTCGTTGCGGTGACATTTTTTCGTAGCGAAGGGAACTGGACCGAGTTGTAGATCCGCTGCTCAGCCTGCTGTATAAACGTATCAATCTGCTCTTTGGCGGTAAGCGTTACCGTGCCCGATCCGGTCGAAGACGCAAATGACCCCGCTGGGAAGTCATTCTCAACATAACCTTGAATCGTTTTGAACAGAGTTGCGTAGTTCATTTAGCCAAGCTTCTTAGAAGAGTTCGTGCCCTTCGTAGCTGCGCCCGTACCACGAGTCTTAACAGTTTGCGTATTAGGTACATTGTTTGGGTATCCTGCGGTGTTGGGCACAGGTACCGGCTTGGGTTGTTTGTATTCCATGAGATACTCCTAAACAGTTGCCACCGTTACGGTGCCGAGTGTGATTCCAAGAACTAAATTGTTTGGGGTTAACGCCGTGTCAAAACTGCTTGCTCCGCCCACTGGGTACCAGCCCCACTGGATAATTCTACTACCTCCAGACACATCACCGTTAACATCTACGCCAGAAGTTACATACGAAATATCTGGTCTGGGTTCTCTCAAAGCCTGCGGATCTTCAACGGGATACTCACCCAACAACAACTGTGGTTGATCCGGTTCCCAGCACTCCGGGCAAACCTTAATATCTACGATCTCACCCTTAATTACAAGCTTTCTCAGCTGCTTCAGCGGATACCGAAACGAGCATCTATCGCATTCTGCGATGGCAAACTTGCCGGATGAGAACTTATTACCCATTAGTAGATGTTCATAATCCGTGGGACAAATCGAACCGCCGCCTTTTCACGGTCCTCACCCGCTGCCAAACCAAACGCCTCGTCGTAATCCGCCTTCAAAATCTGCAGCCTTTGTTCAGCGCCGGGGATCTTCATTGCCAAGTAGTAGGAAAGACCAGCAACCAAGCAGGGCAGAAACCGGAAAGGAAGATCAAATGTGTTGTCCCCGTTGCCTGCGTTCTGAATACGCCTCATACGCCAGTAAACGAGCGTGTAGGTCTGTGAGTTATCCGGGGTAGGCCACACCGTAAAGGTTGGGTAGTTAGTCCCTGTAGGCTCCGTAGCGCCGCTCTGGCGGTCTACATAAATCTGGATAGGACGTCCGGTTGCATTCTTGTTGGGGATCGTCGCATAGGTAGAAACACTGATCCGGCTGATGGTGAGGTCTTGTTGGTTCTGCCCCGTACCGGTGCGTGTTACATGTTCCAGCAGATCAACAGTGTCTACTGGCAGATCGTAGGTTGCGGTCCCGGGCGTTAAAACCTGAGAGCCTTGCTCAATTGTCCAGAGGTTAATGCCTCGGTTAGCCCAGTCCGCAAACAAAAGATTAAGCGATCTCCGGGCAGTCCGCAAGTCATAACCTGTGCGAAGTTCTGAGCCACAGCGCTCAAAGGCTTCTTCAACAATGTCGTTGAGGTCTAGGTTAAAGTTATACAGGCCAGTGGTTGTCATCGGTATCTCGCGGTCTTTTTAGCTACACTTTTTGGCTGCGCAACAAACTGCTTACCTGATTTTTTCCCAGCCCGTTTTGCGGCGGTTGTGGCTGCATACTCCGCAGGTGATAAGGCTTTAATAGCAGCGGAAGGGAGGTACCGCTCCCCAGTTGCTTTGGGTCCTTGGGTTGACGGCTTTCCACTCTTTGTCCGCCACTTCTGCTCAGTCCAGTCCTTCAGGCTTTTTTGCGGCTTCTTCATCGCTACCCCAAGAAATTAAAAGACGGACAATAAGTAAGTCGATGCTGATACTGGGAAGAAAGTTTTCATCACCTTCAATGTACTCAACCCCAAGGGCCGCACCGGTTATCAAGTTGGCCCCAAGGAAAATATTCACACCCGCTCCGCTGCTTCGTACTGCGCTACCTTTGCGCGGAGTTCTTCAATTGTTGCATCCCGCTCTTCCAGTTTTTTAATCAGCCCAGCGTTCATGTCTGCCCAGACTACAGTCTGCTGCATCCGCTCTTTGTGGTCCTGCATCATCATGTTGAACAGGCGCTCAGATGCTTCAAGCTGTTTCTGGACAAAGTCAATCATTTCATACCCTTCAGAGTTTTAGCTAGCCGTGCCCGCTGCCCCAGTTTACCGGGAGCTTTTGTTGCGGCTTCCAGTTTTTTGGCGGGGATCTTCTCACCCTTCTTTACGCCCAGTGCTTGCTTTAGTGCTCCGGGTTTCTTGATTGCCTTCTGAATCCACTTCTCAGCCACGGTAACCCCCGCCTTTGGCTTTGTACTGTTTTGCTAGCATTTGTGCTTTACGGGCTGACCACTGCCCCGGAGCGCCGCCTTTACCACCAGCCTTAATACTTTCAAACAAAGACTTGCGCATCCCGGGTTTGGTGTAGTTGCCAGCTTCGTTCACGCGTGATACCGAACCACCCTCTTTGAACATGAGGAACTCGTCGCCGTCTTTGCGTCGAGCCGTTTTAGCTTTGGGCATCTTGGAGGGGGCAATTGCCCCCATCCCGCGTGAAGACATCATTTGCAGCTCATCCCGCCTTTTTTGTAGCCCTTCATACCGCCAGCAGCCATGGCGATCATCTTGCCTTTGGTCTTGCCTTTTGTGGCAACACCGTCAGCCTTGGGCGACGTTTTTACCTTACCCATCTTGCTGGGCATCTCATCCTTCTTCATCTTAGCCATGCCGCCTTTTCGCATCTTACCAACGCCATCAGCAGCAAACTCGGGAACCATCTTCCCACCCTTTTTAACCATCGGCATTCCGGGCATCTTAAACCATCCTTCCTTTAGTTTTACCACGTTGAGCGCAGCCGTCTGCGCGTTTAGAAACCGAACCGCCAGAAGCCATTTTGTGCATGCGCTTCTCATGACCTTTGACAGACTTGTCTGCGATCTTCTGCATGTCAGCCTTAGCCATACCACGGCCCATCTTACCCATCATTTTGTTCTCATCCATTTCTGGCCTCCATAAGCCGGTCGATCTTTTTCTCGATCCGATCAAACCGTTCGTTGATACTTACCATGATGTCACGCAGGTCATTCTTGTGCGTGTATTGCTGTGCAACTTCTACTCGGAAATCGTTCAAATGATCTTTGGTGTCTTTTGAGGAATCGATGACCCCTTTCAAAAACCAGCCAATGATCGCCAGCAGGAAGTAAACAAAACCTACATACATTTCAATAGTCATTTGATCACCATTTGACTTTGTCCGCCCAGTAGGCAGCTGACATTGGACCCTTGGCGATGTTTTTAGCGTGTCGAGCCTTGAAGCTCTTGCGCTTGGCTTTCATCGTGTCAGACTCCCCCGCCTTGGGTTTGCCTGCTGTGCCAGAAACTTCACCAACCTTTTTACCCTGCTGACCAAATCGAATAACCTTTTCCTTCCCGTTAGCGCAAGCCTTTACGACGTGCGACTTCTTCGGGTGATCAGGCGTGGCCCGTGGTTTGTTACAGGCCATCTCCGATTTTTTAACTGGCTTAACCATAAAAAACCACCATCGACGTGGTGTCTGTTACGGTACCATGCAGAGCGTTGTCTGCGAGGATGCCTTCACCGGGAAGAGGAATGATTGTGTAGCCTGCAGTGCTATTTGCGGCGGTGTTGACAGTGACCAGAATCTTGCCAGTGGAGCCGTTGCGAATAACAACAGAGCCTGCGTTTGAACCATTGACTGCGTAGATCGTCTTGATCCGTGCGCGACCGATAGCGTTTCCGTTTTGATCCAGAAAGTTACCGGTCGTTGTCAATGGTGCCGACGCTAGTACATCATATTGCATCGTTGCCATGAGCGGCTCCTAATTAGGTCAGCGAAGCGCCAACAGCAGTAACCCAAGCAGAGCCTGTAGAAATAACAAGGCAGTACTCGTTGTCACCGGCGCCGTTGTCGTTAATCAGACGGACTTGGCCTGCATTACCGGCGGCAGCGGCGGGGAGCGCAGAAGTTGCAACAGCTGTGAGTTTGATGAAATCGGTGATTGTTACGTCACCCGTTACGTCGCCCGTAACGTTTCCAGTGACGTTCCCAG